ACAATAATATTGGGCACCACCTGATAATTGGACATATACTCTACCTTGTCTAGTTTGTAATGTAGTTCCACCGGATGGGTAAGTGTTATTTACATTAACTGTTACAGTACCATTTCCTATTCCAGTTGTTGGGGATATTGTAAACCAACTTGTACCACTTCCAGCTACCCCTGCTTTAAAAGTTGTCCATGTCATGGATTGTGGAGTTACAGAAACATTAATACTCCTATTAGGGTTGTTACTAGGTTGGAAAGTTGTTAACCCTGAACCACAACTTATACTTATAACTGGTGGATTTGATTGTTGATTAATCCTTGGTATTAAACTACTTTCAATAGGGTTAGATCCTGATAGTACTCGAAACCAAGGTCCTATTTGTACCGATGATCCTGTTATAGATCCTGTATAGAATTGTAATGAATTTTGGTTAGTTCCCCCTAAAGTTGATGAAGCACTTAAAGCCATTATTGTAGCTGGTTTAGCATTCATGAACCAAGGCCCCTTACTTGCAGTGTATGGTACAGATGGATCATTATCTACTTCATATGATCCTGTGTTAAAATTACCAAGTACATCACTACTAAACCCATTCCCACTTCCTACTCTAAATACATCACCGTTATTGTCTGTTTGAAAGTAAGTTGATTCTCCCCATCCTCTAAAAAATGATTCTGTTGGAAATGATGATACAGGTGGAAAAAAACCTTGTGGTACTGATTGTGTAATACCTATTGTTGGGGTTACATTTGGGTCTTCTCCTGATGATGTAGCATAGTAACTATATTGACCACTTGCACTAAATGATAAATCATAAACAGAGGTATCAAATGAAGTAACAGCATTTGAAGATGGTGGTTGGTTTATAATTAATAAAGTAGCATCATCAGTATTAGGGTTACCATCAGTTTGGAATGATGTGTTAGCTATGTACCATGTTTGATAACCTTCAATAAGATTATTTAAATAATCACTAGCACCCGTTAAATTAAATTCAACATATAGACTATCTTGAATGAATGGTATAATTCCTATATTATTTACATCCACATTAGACATTTTTATATACTTTACTTTATTGGATGGAGTATTACCTCCAACAAGAGTAGCAGTATCCGCCCAAAACCAAACATTACCCTCTAAAGGTAAATTATCTTCACTCAAGAAGTTTTCTTCTGTAAAGTTATTTTGGTTAAACCATTGGATTCTAAAGAAATAATCAGGCACATCATTTTGACCAAAGAATGCCTTACATATTTCATTTATCCCCACATCAATGGAGTTTCCAAATTCCCCATTATAAAATTCTCTTTGGTCGATTCTTGGATAATTTACAGATGGTAATCCATTAGATTCTATTGGGTATAATCCATTAGGCATTGATATACCTAATTCTGGGGTAATAGATTCACTCCAAGATTGAACAAAACCTGGGTATTGTGCGAAGAATGCAGATGATGATACTTCGCTTTCTGTTAAACCACTATAGGGACTTCCTGCTATAGTAAAACATATATCTACAACCTCATTATTTGTATAAGAATTTACAAACTCATAAGAACTCTGCCCAATGTTATTTTCTTCTACTGTTACATAAAATTGAAATTGTGAAGTATAATCACCATAAGGAGCATCACCATAATCTGAATCATGATGTCCATATCCTCCATAAAATATACCTCGATCAATTCTCCATAACATATAATTATTAGGATTATCATTACTAGTAACTTGAACATAATTAACTTGACCCGCTGTAGAACTAGATACTAATGCCATTAATTCTGAATGGTTTTGTAGATCTGTTCCTAGAGTACTAAGACTCATAGTGTTAGTCGTGTTAGTTGCGTCTGTATTTGTTAGAAGAAATTCACCATTATTAGCATTTGGTTCTAAAATATCAACTGATGAAGAATAAAAATAATTTTCAATACAAATTTTAGAATTTGATTCACTAACGGGTGCTGCAAAATTATTATTAAATGGTTCAAATACACCACCTGTACCTCCACTAAATTTGTATATAGCTGATCCACTAACATCACCATACATTGGGAATGAACTTGATGGAAGACCATCTACATTTTTATTTGAATTAGGTACTTGATAATTCCTTGGGAATGATTTTACTGAACCTGAATATATTGGTTCAGAATATGACATTGAAGGGGGTGCTTGTCTGTTTCTTTCTAATAAATTTTGTTTTATAACTACACCTGAAGATAAGCTAGTACGAGCAGGTGTAAAATCTTTAATCATTTTAAATAATGAATTATCAAAGAATTTAATTAATCTAACAAAATCATTTACATCGTAACTATCAATATATTTTGTAAAATAAGCATCTCTTAAAATATCTAATTGGGGGTAAGAATACCCGGATTCAGATATTTGTCTTGGGTCACCAATATAGTCTCCTAGATTAAAGGCACCAATCTGTGCTATAATATCATCGTTAACTTGGTCTGTAGGTGAAAATGCTACTTCTAAATAATTTATATTAGGATCACTACCACTTGGGTATGATGATTGTTGTATAGATCTATATGGAGATAAAGTAGAACCTGTTGGTAATATTTCATCTACTATTTTTATTTTATCTGTAATTCTATTTTTAATACCTCCTGGTACTTGGTTTAAGAATATTTCTTCTTTATTGGTTATAAAAGAACCTGTTACAAAATAATCACTAGTACCATCTGCAAATGATTGGGTAATTTCCCATGATCCCGTTACTTTAGGGTGAATAGATGTTCTACTCCCTGTGATTAATTGTGTACCTAAATCTGCTCTAAATGCTAAATCATTAGGTGTTGAGTTAATTGTATTACCTTGTGTAGAGTAAGGATTCATTACATAGTCGAAAAATAAACTTTCGCTTAATGGAACATCCCAATATCTTACTTCTTGTAGAGCTCCAGTTAATGGAGAGTAATTTTGTGTTCCAACTAATAAATTAGAAGCAGAAGGTAAATAACCTATTGAAGTATTAGCCCAATATTGCCAGTTGTAAGTAACTTCATCAGATCCAGAAAATCCTATTTGATTATCTATTCTATTTGCAGCATATAATACCGCTTTTTCTCCTTCAGGGGATGTTGGGTTATAATTTACAGTTGCTTGAACTGACCACCACCCACCATCAAAGAATGGTAAATCTATACTAGCAGTATTATTACCTGCTAATAAACCATCAGGCCAAAATTTTAAAGTACCATAAGCATTACTTTCAGAAGGAACTGACCCTGAATATGAACCACTGTCCATTCCTGAACCTGTATATTCTAATGTTATAAAGGTTCTAGTTTGATCACCTACCCATACATTATAATAGGCTGATGAAGTTGGTATACCAGGGGTTTTAAACCTAAATTGTAATGACTTAGGGGCTGTATCTACATTTTGAAAATCTGAATTTAGTACAAATGAAGATGACATATAACTTTCACCATCTAAATGAAAAGCATAATTAAATATATCTTCTTGGTAATCCCAATCTTTATTATTTAATCTATCTTTCCCCCCAAATTCATTAATTCTTAAAATTGTAGATGGAACACCATAAGCAGTAACTAATGCTCTAATACCACCTATTGTACCCTTTTTCTTAAGCAAATATGGTATATTGTGATAAATTCGTTTATATAACGATTTATTTACACTATCTAATGGAACTATATTATCCGAAGCAGATATAGTTGTATCTACGTACTCATACCCAGAAGGTGTAGGGTAACTACCGGTTATATTAGGAAAAGGAAATGTACTACCTGATGGGGTAATCCCTAAAAATGCTGTATATAAATCATTAGTATTAAAATTATTAGAATATAATTTAATACCAAAATCTTTAATAGCATCTGCTACTAAATCCTTAGAAATACCATAATCTAAACGGTTATCCGCGTCAAATCTAGTGGTTAAATTCTTAGTATATAACCATGTGTTATCATACTGTTGGGCAACCATATCCACGAATAATTCATATTTAGCATTTTCAGGATCTTCTTTAAGATATTCTGGGATTGCATTATATAAATAATTTGGGTTATTAGCGTCATATTCAGATGATGAAACTGCTTGACCTCCGTAATAAGCATTTGAAGTGTCTGTGCTACCTACCCATGTTAAAGCTTCAGTACTACCTGTAGGGAATAGAATATATGGTGGTTCCGTATTTTGTTTAGGGTAAGATTTACTAGACCCACTATTGAAATACATAAAATATTCCCACCCATCAAAATTAGTAATTATTTTTTCAATACTATTGCTAAGTTCTGCCTTACTAGAACTATATGTACCACTATTTAATGGTAAATTTTCTATAGCATTACTAGAAGATTGGATTAACCCTACTTTATAATAAAAGTTTTCAAATCTAGTATAAGCAGATGAAAAATGGATAAAATTGCTATACTTGGTATAATCAACACTTATATCTATTTCTTTTGTACTTAAAATACTTTTTAATTGGTTAGCTGAGCTTGTTATATCAGTTCCAATTAAAGTATTATATGTAAATGTTTGGCTTGATTCTCCTATTTCTTGGGTAGCTTGAATACTATAATTTGGCCCTTTTATAAATTGAACATCATTAGGTACAAAATTAAAAGGAGGAAAAGTAACTTTATATGCCTCAGGTAATGAAATTTCTTCTACTATCCATAATGTTGACTTTAAATCAAATTGGCTTGGAAGAGGTTCATATAATTTAACTAATATAGAAGGATCTACAGTTGTAGCAAAATCCAATTTTAGGTTATTAGCTATAACTTGTTGATCATTCCCAAAATTAAGTAAAAAATCTACAAAATAATCTTCTTCTTCACGGAATGTAATAAAATCTTCACTTGAACTGATAATCAATTCATTAGATATTGTATTACTATTTAATCTTAATTCGGTTCTATCTGAACTAATCTCACTTATATAATAATTATTTTCAATATCTGAAGCTAATCGCTTTCTATAAAAATTATAAGTTGCATAAAAAGTACCTTCATCATACCCTAATTCCGATAAATTTTCTGAAGGGTATAATTCTGTATCTCCATTTATTACACTATAGTTAGTTACAGGAACAGCCTTAACTGAAATTGGAGGATAAATTAAATTTTGACTTTCATCGTAAGCATAATATTCTATATAATCTGTGGATGCTGAAAATGCAGTATCCAACTTTGAAGAAGATATTAATCTATTATCCTGCTCATTGTATTGTTGGAATTCAAATGTTGTTGGATCAACTTGGATTATATTTATTTTATTTTCTTCCATATTTAGAAAGTAGTGGTGTTTGTAGTATTATCTTCTGTTGGTGTTGAAGGAATTGTACTTAGGATTTCATTATATTCTTTAGTTCCTGATAAGTCTGCATCTTCAATATTGTCAACATTTATATTAAGGCTTTCACCTGTTAAAGCTTCTGCTTTTTCAATTTGGGATTGCAATAAATCCCTTCTTAATTGTGTGATTTCGGCTCTTAATGCTGTTATAATTTCATTATCTTGATCAAAATTTATATAATCTCCACTAGTTTTAACTAAATATTCATGAGAATTTGACGCCCCATAAGATGGTATATCGTAAAATAATTCATTATAATATTTAAAAAATTGTTGTACTGTGGTAGTATTGACTATTTGTTCATTTACAGAAAGAACACCTAATTGTTGAAATTTAGTATCTACAATTTTAGGGTATTCTGTTTTAGAATATACTTTTCTAATTAAGTCTATTTTTTCTGTATTTCTATCCATTTTATTCTTTAACCATTAACTACTTTAAAGTAATAATTTTCATCCATTACTATAGTTTGACCATTAATTTCAGTTTGAATCAATATATTATAATATCTTTCAGGTTCCAAACCATTCATGTAAACAGTAAAATAACTTCCTGTTGGGTCACAACTAATTAAAGTAAATTCTTTATCAAATTCTATTACATATTCATTAGTATCTAAATCTTTTATTGCATAATATGAAGATGAAGGTAAAGCATAATTGATAGTATAATCAGATTGTGTTGTAAAAGTTCTTGTTGGAAATAATGGTCTAGAATTTATTCTAAATTGGTTAATACTTTCACTATAAAATACACCTTGATTATTATCTAAGGCTATTGCTATATCCGGGGTGTCTAATACTGGGAGTTGTTTTATATCATATGATGATAAAGTTACAACTGCATCTGTTGTTGCACCCGTAATGGCATCTAGATTATTTAATGTTGATGCGTACCAAGTTAAAACATCTCCTTCTTTATACCCGGATCCTAATTCTTTTACAAATACATTTATCATAGAAGAACCATTAAAGGTAGCTCCAAATGTAGCACCTATACCATCACCAGTTTCTGCATTAGGGGTAGGTAAGGATTGAGTAAAGGAACATGAAATTGAACTTGTTAATTCATTTGTTGGGTATGAACCTGTTAATGTCCTCCCATATTTAAAATCTCCACTACTAGTAGAATATACAACATCCCTCCATTTAATTTCTAATTGTGGGGGGTAGATTGTATTTGTATCAACGGAATAAAAACTTAATTGTGGTGTTATAGCACTTTCAGTAACAAATTCTTTAGAATCTTCCCATTTAAGTAAAAATCCCTCATTTGCTATTTCAATTAATCCTGGGTTTAGGTCTTTTGATGATGAGTACCATACTTTTAAAGTATCAGTAACATTTACGTTTAGATCTTTTGTACTTCTTAAATTAAAGGTTTGAGATTGTGTTATTGAATTAACATTTGTATACCCTCCTGAACCTGTATACCAGTTACCCCCACCAGCATTATTACTACCTGAATAAGATCCTGTAAGTAATGGTGGGAAACCTGCTGTTACCCAAGGTCTTGAACCCGAATAATCTTCATATACCCAGCTTACACCTGTCCCATTAATTTTATTATCTAAATATTGACCTGTACCATTATTCCAAGAACCTGAAAGTGGGTATATTTCTAAATTAGAATTAAGTACTACGTTTGTTGCTTTAGCAACATATGCTTTTAAACTACCTGACCATTCATTCCAAGATCCTGTTACTTTAGCAATTGAATCTATTACTTCTTCGATTTCAGATTGATCAAATTTAATAATAGATCTAGCAACTTGGGGAGTTGGGGATATAGATGGGAATGTGTTAAATACATCTAATATAGGGTCTAACCCAGTATTCATTGCTGGGTAAGCACTGTATATTGAAGAGTCTTGTGAGGGAAATAATTTATATACTGCCATAATTATAAGTTTACTACTTTTCCTTTAATATCTGTATTTGGGTTTTTCAATTCAAAAATACTAGGATCTAAGGATGGGAAAATTGTTCCATTTTGGTTAGCTCCGGCCATATCATAAGCCCATTGTGAATAACCTGATGTTGTTCCTGCTATATTATAAACTACTATTGATTTAACTGTTTGTACTCCATCTAATGCATCTAACATTACATATAAATCTGGGATTATTATGGGTTGGTTGATTTGCCATTTATCTGTATTGAAATGGTTTTGTAGAGTTAAAAAACATTTTTCAAGTACTTCATTATTATTAAAATTAGGATAAGTTATAATTTCAAAATTTATACCAAAATTAATAATAAAAGCATCTTTAATACTAATAGTATCACCAATCATTTTATATTCATTGAGATAAGTTCTAAGGTTTTGTTTTAAAGTATTAGATGCTATTTTTAGTTTATTTTGATTATCTTGAGTTAAAACATAAAGATCTAATGTTGTTGTTGCTTCATCCGCATTAGGTTTTTGAGTAAAGGCTTTTGCAAGTCTTCCATATTTAGAAGGCATACTTAAAGCCCTAACTAAATAATCATCAGCAGTTACATTTCTCAATTGTGTTGAAAAATTAGAAATACTATTTTGTCTAATTTCTTCTATTGTGTCACCATCTTGACCTCCAGATGATGCTACTGGATTGTTTGAAGCTATAGAATCAAATACATACTGTGCTAAAGCAGGACTTAAACCTCCTTTAATAAATTTAATATTTGATGTATTAATATTAGTTATAGTATTAGATAATACATTGGATTGAACTCCACCTCCAATATAATATCTTACAGTTAATACCGTATTTGAAGGGGCAACTCCATAAGAGTTAGTAAATAAAAAGTTTGTAGGACTGTAAGCAGAAGTTAATTTATTTTGTTCAAAAGGTAAACCTAAACCAACATTCATTGAATTAGGTATTAATTCTTCAGTTGTACTATCTGGGTTGCCTACACCAAATTGTAATTGCAATGTTGTATTATTTAAAAATCTAGTTGCAAATCTATTTTCTACAGATTTAGTTTGTAATAAATAAGGAGTATCTTCATCTAAATAAGTATTAGGGTCATTAGTATTAGTATTCCTAATTCCATCAAAAACTAAGTCTTGACCTAAATAATCAACTTCATACCATTTATTTCCATCAGAATCTACTATATCAACTATACCGGCTATATTAGGTTGGTTAATTTCTAATGTAAGAAATTCCTGTGGGGCTCCTATAGAAAAAGAAGTTGTAGTAATTGTACCCGAGAATGCTTTTCTTGATTTTTTTAATAAATAAAATGAAGGGTCATTACCCGATAATTGGGCAATGGATATTATGGTTGGGTCTAATGAACTAGATACAGAAAAATCAATAGGGTTGTCTAAAGTAAAAGTAACTGTAGTTGCTGATGTAGTTTGGATAGATGTATTTGAATCAACGTATACAGCATAGTCATAATCCGGCACATATTCATTATTAATTAACTTAGCAGGAACTTGTTGATATATATCTACAGTAGTAGTTGATAAACCTGTTACTTTAGGTTTATAACCATACATATAAGCCATATCAAAAATATTACTTTGTTGTCTAGAGTATTGTAAAAAGTTTTCTTGTATTTGGTTATCTAGATAAAAAGATAATACATCGCCTATATATGCAGCTTGTTCTATAAACATCATCCCAGGGGAAGAATTTGAGAAATCTGTATAGGTAGTTGGGAAATAAGTTTCCGAATAATTTATTAGCTGGTTTCTTAACTCTGTAAAGTCTCTATTTATGTATTTTATATCTTTTCTTACAGCCATTAGTTAAAATTTAAATTTAAAGTATCTTCAATAGCAGTATTTATAACATTATAATATATTTGTACTGTTACTTCATTATTGTCTGGGTTTGATATAACATTTAATTCTTGAACGTTTACAAGAGGAAATTCGGTTTTTATTTTTTCATTTACATCTTCTTTTAAGAAATCTAAATTATCTTCATTTATTTGAGAAAATATAAATTGTCTTAAACCACCTCCAAATGTAGGATTACCTGGTCTTTCTCCAGGATTAGTTAAGAAGTAATTAATTAAATTGTTTTTAATTGCTTCTGCTGTTTGGTAATTAGGAGTGAACACACCACCTTCGTTGAATGGGAGATTTACTCCAATACCAACTCTGGGTCTTAAGTCATTAACAAACTGATTGGGTGCTCTAAATGCCATATTATATTTTACCTTTCATTAAACCCATTATTTGGCTCATATCTACCTCACCTTGAGGTAAACTACCGTTTGGGCTAGTTGTATCTATATTACCACCCATTTGTAATGGCATACTATTAGTATTTGCACTTATAGTACCATTTGCTCCAGGTCTCATACCATCTAAAACACTCATCATGTTTTCTCTTAACTTTAACTTATCAGTTTCAGGGAGTGAAGCCTGCATTACTGGATTCATTGGGCTTGGTGCTGCTACATCTGTTGTAGGAGTACCCATTTTATTTTCATAGACTGTTTGTTTAGGAGCACGTACTGCTTCCATAAGAATGTCTTTCATCTCCTCTTGTATAGCCTCTTTTACGGCATCTTTTACGATATGTTTTAATTGACTTAGTTTCATTAGTATGTTACTTTATTATAAATATTAAATTAATCTGCTTTTAAATTATTTTGTACTATATAGAATGATAATTCATCTAATAATATTTGATCTTCAGCACTAAATGAAGGTTCACCTTGAAGTATTGTAATGCCTTGAGAATTTTTAGCAATTGCCCTTCTTTTATATGTGTCACCTATTTTAAATTTTTCTTCTTTTATAACTGATAATTCGAATCCATTTACATTACCTATTATAGGATTACCTTGTTCTTGTGATTCTTCTTGTAATTCTAAAAGTTCTTGAGCAATTTCCTCCATTGGAATTCCGGTTTCGGCACACCCCTCAATTAACTCATCTATTTTTTTCAGATAACGTAGTATTATTATTAAACATATAACTAAAAATATTAAAGATATTATTAGTGCTTTTTTTAATTGATCTGATATATTCATTAAATCTTCTAATAAATCTTGTATGCCTTCTAATTTACTAATTAAAGAATAAGGTACACCTGTTCCTGGTGGGGTAGATACAGGAAATGGTAAGTTAGCAATACCAAGTTTTGTTCCTTTTAATTGTAATGATATATATAAAAATACAGCAGCTAATGCTGTATTGGCAGCAATCACAACCCACATTTGATTTATTTGTCTAACTATAGAATTTCTTTTCCTAATTAATTGTTTTAATGCTTCATTATTAGGACATTTTGATTTTTCTTGTGTTTCTTTTTCTAATTTAGTAATACCAAATATAATCATTAAAGATATAGCTAAAGGTAATAATTTAGATTGAACTACACCTGCAAATTTTAATATTTGAGCTTTTATTGTTATTAAACCAGTTTCGACAGCAGATAAGGCTATTAAAGCACCTGTTTCTGCTATCTTATTCATTTCGTCTTTTACTTGATCTGCTCTTTTTTCTGCAGCTTTTTCTATATTAAGTAATTCTATTATAGGTAAAAATTGAAGTACTTCTCCCTCTAATGTTACTAATGATTGAATCTCAGGTGAAAAATTATCTTTTAAATATAATACTTTAGGTTGTAATAAAGAAAAATTAGGGAGAGCTTCAATAGTTACAACTCCAAATCTTATTTCATATTCACCATTTTCATCAGTGTAAATTTCTTTTTTACCGTCTTTATCATATTCATATTCTTTATACGTAACTTCAACTTTTATCCTTTTAACTTTACCTGTTAATCTATTTACTTCACCACTAGGATCATCTATTTTAACCTTTTTAGTTTTAGTTACTAACTTCATAGGATATAAAGCAAGTTGAGGTTTTACTTCTACACCTGAGAGTGGTTCATTGGTTTCTGCATCGTATAGTCTTCCTGTAGTTTTAAATGTAGATATAACAGGTTTATATTTTTCAAGAATTTCTTTAGTTGCTTCAAAATCTTCAATATTCCCTTGTACATTTTCAGCTTTAGCTATTAATTCTAAACCTTTAGGAGAAGTTAAAAACATATTACCAGCATCTAATAGTGTTTGCTTATCTACCATATTAACTAACTTTTACTTTATTAGAATTATAAACACCAGCTTTTGCTTTATTTGATATATTATCTAAAGTACTATCAGCTTGACTCATGATATTAGCCAAAGAACCAGCAATAGGTATTGAAGATTCTTTACTTAAGGCACTGCATAGGGTTTTTAGCCCATCTACTAATGCTTGAAAATCTGTTATGAAAGAATTTCCTAAAATTACAGATTCAGAAGCATTTTGCTTTCCTAAAGATACTATACCCTTATCCGATATAATATTTACATTTTTATTTTGAGATTGGATTCCTAAATCTTCAATTGAGGTTAATACAATTGATTTTTGAGAAGAAAATAAAATACTATCTGTATGTGTGTTAAATAATAACCTCCCAGAATTTAATACCACTTGGGGTTTATCAAAAGATTTAGGTGATTTTGGTACTGGGGTTATTATGTTTGAATAAGGTATAGTTGAGGCTTCGCCTTCACTCTTTTTTGCTACAGCAATTTCAATTGGTAATTTTTGTGTAGAAGTTAAATATATAGATGTAGGATCTACATTTATATTTTCTGTAATTGGTAAAAATCCAGGATCGTTATTTTCAGGTTGCCCATTTTTAAAAATAATAATAGGATCACCATTTTCAGTATTATTACCTTCGGACCAATTATTTTTTAAGATACCACTTGATTTTGAAGTATTACCTAATCTGATGCTATTACCAAATCTACCTTCAAATATATGATCTCCAGCAAATGGTAAAATTGGTTGAATATCTCCCTTTTCTTCAAATAATCCCCCACTATTACCATTTAAATCAATAGATTGTTTTTGGGTAGGTGGTCTTTGAACATTTCCTACTTCTATAGAAGTATTAGACTTATCTAAAGAAGGGGGCATAATATTATCACTATTTGTATCTACAGGAAAGGCATTTAGATGTTGGTTATTCCATAAAGAAATATTTACATAATAATCCTTTAATTCTGATCCAACCCCAGGATTAATATTGGATGGGCCCTTAACAATAAGTACATACTCGTTAACTAAAGGATAATTTTTTATATTAGGAAATAAGGGGGTTGCTAACTGTAAAATATCATTACCTGAGGATTGATTTGATGCAGATTTTACAGGTGCAAAATTAATAGTACCAATTCCAGACCACTCCCCGGTTTCAGGGAATAATTCTGAATTAGAGTTTAAGTTTATATCTTTTACCCTAGCAACAGTAAAATCACCTATTTTAGGTGGGGTTTCAAGAAGATTACCAGTTTGGGAAGTATTCCCACCCCCAACATTAAATAATTGTGCTATACCAGTTTTACTTACTGCCATTTTTATTTTCCTCGTAATTAGTATTAAGAGTTTCTAACTCTTTCATTAACTGTTGTTTTTCTTCTTCCGTTATACCTAGTGCATCATCTGGTGAGCTATTATTAAGCGCGCGTTGTATTATAGTTGACATTTTAATTAATTGTTCATCGTTACGAACGCCAATATCCAAGTATTCTTTAATGAGGGGGACAATAAGAGTTGCGTCCCCTATATCACTAATAAGAGGTTTTAATTCTGAGATTAAACCTGATATTTGTTTTGATTTTTTGTTTTGATTATCATAGATTTCACTAAGAATATCGGAGAATTTTTTTTCACCAAATACTATTTTATCTAAAGCCATAATGTTATTTTATTATAAATATGGATATAAGATAAAATTAGAATTTAGCGTGACCATTTTCTAAAAAGAATATATACTGTGATTTAAATATATCATGAAGTTTATCAGCTATTTTAGTAATTTTAGGTGTTTTTACATTTATAATTTCACGAATATATATATATAGTGCTTTTTTATTAAAAACCTCTAAATTTTCTCTTTTTCTAAACAATTCTAAAATAGCATCTGCTATTTGGGCATCATTTTTTTTAGGGAAAAGTTCATAAATATTTTCAGTAACATGATCTGTAAATAGATCTATATATTTACTTAATTCTGAATTTTGGGGATCATCAGTCATACTGTAAGTGTGAGTTGATTTTTCTCCCATTAAAACATCTACTTCTACTTTTTTGATTTTTTTACTATAATTTTTAGTATTATATAATATTAACCAACGTTTTACAATAGTACCAAAATAAGAATAGGCTTTGGCTCCTCTGGTGGGATCAAACAAATGAAATTTAGATAAACAAAAAACAATAATCTCATGTTGTAAATGCTCTAAATTTTCTACTTCTGTATGGTAGAATTTAAAGGTATGAATTATGTTCTGGGTTAATTTGAAGAATGCGTAATGAATTTCATCATTATAAATTTTACTCCTGATTTCAGGATCAGGTTCATTATTGTATCTTACAATAGCATTTTCAGTATCTTGGGTAAAGTAATTTTTACTTTTAGGTTTTCTTTTTTTCTTAATTGGTTTCATTATTAGTGTTGTCAGTTTTAAATTTGGAAATACTTTCTTGTATAACCTTTATTTGTGAAAAAAACCAACCAATTTCATCGTCTCCCTTGAAAATGCCCTTTTGGTCAATTTCATTAAGACGTTTCGAAGCATAACCTATCTGTTTATTAAAATCCTCAACATAGTTGTTTTGATTTATAATAATATCTTCTAATTTTTCCTGTTTACGTAAAAGATTAAAAGTCGTAAATCCTAAGATTACGACTAATAAACCTAATACTATTGAAATTATTGTTAATATCATAAACTATCTAACATATTTTTAAGTCCGGGACTTGAAACACTATTTAAAGCTTTACTTTTGGTACTCTTATTAGTACCCAATGTATAATTCTTCTTTGGCGTAGCCACGCTATTTTGAGAAAACTTTGGTAGCCATTCAATCTCAAATTCAATACGCGCCGCCATCATGTCAGCTTGATGTAAAATAAATGGAAGTGATGTGCGTGGTTTTGTTTCTGGCATAAATGACTTTAAATATTTGTCATTAGCAGGATCATATAAACCATCATGTGTCTGGATAGCAATCATTTCATTAAATGTATATTGTATCCCATGTGATTGAAGTAAAAATAACCCACGATCTGGGACAGCAGCAAATGCAATTTTCTTATTGTGCATATACTCTTCACCTAATTTATCACGTCTCCATTGATCAGTCTGAGGGATGTATGATTCATGTTCTTCATCTCCCATTTTACCTAGGTCATGGTTAATCGCCGAAAATACCAATTCTTCCTGGGTAAATGTCGTCATATCACAACCAAACCCTTCCCATACAGCGGACATGGACAAAGCTGCTTTTACAACTCTATTAACGTGATCTACATACCCACCTGGGAATGCTGAATGGTATTCTTTCTTATGGGATGCTGGCATTAGAATAATACGGTCTTCATATTTTTTATAGAAATCAATTACA